ACTCAACGCCTGAGTGCCATGAGTGATAGTGACTTGCGAGAAATGCACCAGGAAATGCAGCCAATACTAGAGCACAACTTTGACCACTTATGGTCAGGATTTAGGCATCTGATTGTGGACGAATTAGTCAATAACTTTGAAACATGTGTTCGATTGTGGAACAACGGCAGAGTAGATGGAAAAGAATTACCCTTGCAAAATATTGATCTTGCAAGGGTAAAGCAGATTTTACTTAGATAAACGTTCAATCTCGTTGGCAGCTTCTTCCAACAAATCGGCAATTCTATCAGCGGCACCTTCCTGCACACTTTTACGATCTTTGATGTTGCGTCTAATCTCTGCTCGCTTGCGAAGTCGATATATTAGACTTTGTTCTGCAACAGGAAGATGTGATTCGTCTTTCATTCATCCGCCCCAAAACCAAAATATATTTTTAAGTCTTGTCCTAGCAGGTGGCCATGCTCCCAATTCCTGAGAGCATACTGGTTGCATTCTTCCACAACCAACTCCACTAGTTTTTCTGCATGCTCCGTGCCCATCCACTTGCCGCTGGTATCAGTACCTGATTGCTGCATTAACTCTTGAATTCGTTGGTTCATTTTTAAACTCCTACGTACTTGCTAGCTTCTGCGTAAAGTCCCGGGTCGCCCTTGGTCATTACAGCGAGAAGCATGCGCTTTTCTTCGAGGTAAGTCCGAGCAAAAGCCGGGTCGTGCTTCACGATGCTTCGACTGTTACTGATAAGGTCAGCGAGCTTGATAGTCTGTGCTTCGGCTGGCGCCCGGGCACTGTGCTCACGGTCCATGGCCTTGCGAACAACACGATTGCCATCATGCGGTTGACTTACATCAGTGAGCCAGCCAACCAAGGCAGCAATGTCAGCACCAAAAGCCATATGCACATCGGTATATGTACAACCAGTGTCTTCCACAACATCGTGCAACCAAGCAGCCGCGACCATATCGGGAGTACTACCTGGAACGCCTGCTACAATCTTTGCTACCTCAGCAGGGTGAACGATATAGGGCTCACCGGTGTACTTGCGCCGTTGCCCAACTGCGGCGTGAGCTGCCTGGGCATAGACCTGTGCCTTGCGCACAACATCCATGCCGCTTTGTTCCATTGTGAACCCTTCCATATTGCTCTCCTTAATCTAAAAATGTCACGCGGCCTTCTGTGATTTCAACATCGCCGCTCATGTCGCCTTCATACTCGCCACCGTTCTGCGAAAGCCAAACTTCTGCATCTTGTGGCAATTGTTGCAATAGTGCTATCAAATCTGCTATTGTCATTTCGTTCTCCTTTTTGTCTATGTGTATATTGTAGCAAAAAGGGCAATTTTGGTCAACCAAAATCAAGTACTACAAAAGTATTACTTGTGATGCCCTTTGATCTCGCCCCGCATGGCGTCACGGATAGCATCTTCCATCAGCATGGCAATCTGCCCAGTAGCATCAATGCCCATGTCTCTGCAACGATACCGTTCCATGCCGCTCTCGCCACCATGCAAGTGACCATGAAAGTGAACTGCACCGCGATGCATCTGATCCCACTCTGCAATAGGATAGTGTAGCATCACAACCTTGGTGCCATTGTAGTTGATGTCCAAGTAGTGATGAATTTCCTCAAAGCAACCACGAAAGCCAGCGTCTTGTAGTAGCTTGCGATCATGGTTGCCTTGCACCAGGATCTTGCGCCCATTCAAACGGCGCATGTATTCCACTGCCTTCGGAGCTGGCAAGAATGCCACATCGCCCAGAATGTACACCAAGTCTTGGGGCTCGATCAAGTCGTTCCATTCTCGGACCATGGCTTCGTTCATGTAGTCCACATCATTGCGGAACCTGGCCCGCGACACAGGGCAAAAGTTCATGATGTTCTTGTGACCCCAATGCAGGTCACTGGTGATATATGTTTTCATAATTGTTATTATACACTCAAAAGAAAGCCCAGTCAAACTGGGCTTTGGTATGTTGCACTGCCACAACAGTTAATCTGCGTACCAGATTTCGTCAAAGCCTTCTTCTTCAGTAGGTAACTTCAAGCTGGATATCATGCCCTGCATTACATTCCAGGGAATGTTCTTGCCTGGACGGCTGGCGAGCCTACGCTCCAGTTCCGTATGAGAAGGAGTGTAGAACACCACAGCCACAGCATGATAGTTAGGCAGCATGTTGAACTTCTTTCGACGGCTGGCTACAGTAGTACTGGTTTGGTCCCAAATAATGTCCTGTCCTGCTTCTCTGGCAGCAACCACTTGATCTGCCATCAGCTCCACAGCAGTAGGCATGTAGTCGTTGAACACTTCGTTGTAGGTCTTGCCTTGACGTTGTGCTTCTTGTTCCACGAACGCATCAGTGCTTACTATTGCACAATTTTGAGTCCAATCTTGATTCTTGATCCAGGTACTTTTACCTGATCCTGGCACACCTACTAACACATACACAGTCGGCATTATTGTTCCCATCCTAGTTTAAATGTACGCCAGTCGTCCACGTTGGGCTTTTCGTTTTCATCGTAAGTCCAGCCCAGTACCTTCATTAGGCTGTGCTTAACTAGTAGATTGGGACTGCGAAAACGTTTGGTGTCATCAAATCCCATCATCACACCAACTTCAGTTACAGCACCTGATCTGCACAAACCAGCCATGCAATGCACAACCACGTTCATGCGATTGTCTAGTGCATGTTGTAACAAGCGAACAATTTCTTCAGCTTGAGTTTGGGTAATCTTGACTTCATTGGGCCACTTGTCATCACGCTCCACGTCCATGAATTCAAACTTGTGAATCTCTCGGAACTCATGAGCAGGAGTGGGCCACCATGTGGGACATGGATCCATGATCTGAATCAGCATGCTGTTTGGGCCAGCTTCGTGATGGAACCGCAAAGGGATGTCGGCGGCCGCGACGTTTTCAATCCAGGGCATGTTGTTCTCCTAATGTAGTATTATAACACGCCCGGGATTTATTGGTCAACTAAATGTTCTAGTGGCCCGATGTTGACGTTTGATCTCCACATTGGACTCTTTTAACAAGTAGTCCAAGCCCACTTTGCCTTGTTCAATTTCCAAAAGTGCGGTTACTGTAGCACCATGTCGATTTTCTTCAATTCGAATGGCATCACCTCGGTGTAGTTCTCGTACTCGGCGTGCCGCTACCAGCACTAGGTCGTAACGATTACCAATTGCTTCTACTGCGGCCTCGTTGCTGAGTCCGGCTGCGGGATCTTTGGGTGCTCTCATTCTAGGTCCTTTGGTGTAATACCGTTGCTGTGTCGATCTGAAGTTTTTTCTGTATCCTGGAACAATCTCTGTTCCTGAATGGTTTTCTCCCCGAAAAACTTTCGAGGATTGCCACACATTGCACAGTTGGAATCACCGCATGTGGTGGCATGTATCTTGGCCAGGCGATGTTCAGGCCCTGTGGGGAAACCGTGAGCTTTGGCAATTTTGCGTTGTTTTGCTATAGCAGATTGCTCTCTGAGCCTGCGTTGCGAATTGATAAATTTTGCTAGTTCGTTACTCATTGCAGTGTTTGTTGATATACCTAATATATCGCAATCTTCTTTAATGATCAAGCGTTCGGAGACGTCCAATCTACAGAATTTTCTGGAACTTCAATTTGATTAACTATTGTAGCCAAAATGCCATCAAAATTAGCCACCATGTAATCGATCCAGAGTTGAGCTGATTCCTCAGTAGGCCACGTTCTATAGGATGTCCTACGACCGTCGTTGTTTTCTATAAAAAGTGTTAACTTGCTGTCGAAGTCTGGAGCAATATTTTTTGCCACATCTGGCAGCCCTTCCATTTTTACCGTATATTCTTCACCAAGTTCGGCCGCCTGTGGCCAGTTATATTTAACAGGCCAAATAATTTTAGTAGCAATCATAATAATATCTCCTATGCAAATATTTATCTAAAAAATTAAAGAAAGCCCCAGGGCGAACACAAAACATTGACAAAAGGTCTTGTGTCGCGATCCGGGGACGTATTCAACATTTTAAATCAAACCTTCTGCAGTTAGAAACTGCACTGCATCTTGTGCAATTGCAATCTCTGTACGAACGTTGATTTCCAACAGCTCATCTTGCAGTTTTTGCTTGGCTTTCTTTGCAGTAGCAGCCGCGGTTCGGAAACCCCGGATGTCTTCCGCAGTCAACACACTAGTGTCAACAGTACTAGCGTAGCCGTAAATGCTACGACGAGAGTCGTCCTTGCTTTCACGAAGCTTGGTCAGTTGACCTGCAACAACCACTGCATCTTCACGAATCTTTTTGCCGGCTAGGCCGTTGTAGAACTGCACCTGCTTTTCCAGCATGGCTACGTCGGCCAATTTGACATCAACTCCAGCACCTGCGTTGGCAGTGCTCACAGCCTTGCGTATTGCGTACATCGCATCCATCAGTTGTGTGCGGCGGGCTAGATTTTCACGGAACTCTGTGGCAACACGAGCAATTTCAGATTCACCGTGTTGGAATTCGTTGATCTTGACGTCAGTGTTGATGTCAATGTTTTTGACTGCTTCGCCAATGGCCAATTGCAGTGCGTTTGCTTTGCGTAGAGTAATTTTCATTTGTTGCCTTTTGATTGTAATGCAAGGGTGGTAAGATAAAAGTCAAGTAACAGACAGTGCAAAATGCAACGATATCCGGTTAAGGAATATCACAAGCAAAGAACAAAATTCAAAGCACAGGGGTGTATGTATTTCCAATTAT